CTGGAGGAGGTACAGTGGCTCCGTGCACTTTCTGTGAGTGGTGCGGCATCTGTCCTCAGCATTTTGACGAGCCTGGCGACCGGACTGCCGGAAGTCGAAGAACAGCCGCAGCTGGAACCGCCTGATGAGAAAAAAGCAGAATAATTGGTAGAATTGACACGGCTCCCCGGAATGGGGAGCCCTTTTTTTTGTTCAATTTTTGCGGTTTTTGATCATTAATTGCCATGCGCTCAACTCGGTAGTAACTCGGTAGTAGCGCAATTTTTTGCCGTTTTTTGCAGTTCGTTTTGCCTGGCGTATCGGGGCATAGAAAAACCCGCAGACCGTTGATCTGCGGGCGTTCTTGGCGGAGAAGCCGGGATTTGAACCCGGGCTGCCATCACTGACACTACTCCCTTAGCAGGGGACGGTGGCATATAGGAAAATAAGGACTTCCGAAGGATCTGTTCGGTAGTAGTTCGGTAGTAGATCAATTTTCTGCGGCTTTTTTGAGGGTGTTTACAGCCGCCAGCGCGTCGTCCTGATCCGGGTGAGCGTAGCGGTCGAGCATCCTGGCGGTTGACCAGCGCATGACCTTTTTGACGGTCTGCGGGGCGATGTTCTTCGTAATCGCCAGGGCGGTGGCTGTTGTGTGCCGGCAGGAGTACGGCGGCAGGTCCCGGCAGCCGGCATCCTTCAATACGGCATGGTATTCGGAATACCACAGATCTTCATTCCGCTTCCAGATGTACCCGGAAGGCTGGGCGTTGTCGATCAGATCCTGCACCAGGGGGATGATCGTCTCTGCCAGGACAATGTCGGACTGCTTCCGGACCTTTGTCTTCATGCCGGCACCGTGGATCCGGTGGCCGTCCAGGTCAATCTGGTCCACGCGGAGGCGCATGGCCTCGCCGGGCATCATGCCGGTGTAGATCATAAGTAACGGGACGGCGGCGCGGAGGTCACCGGCTTCGTAACGATTCCACAGGGCTTTTTGCTCTGTTTCGCTGAACGGTGTCTGTTCGGTTTCCTCCAGCTGCGGCAGGCGGATGAATGTCGGCAGCTCCTGCCGGACATAGCCCTCCGCGGCGGCGATGCGGAACAGACTGATCAGCAGCGTCCGGACGTCCCGGGCCGTATAGTAGGACGGACACTTCTCAGACACCAGCTGCTGCAGATCCGCGACCGTCAGCTGGTCGATCCGGGTATCCTTGACGGCGTCGAGTTTCTTCCATGCGGTCCGGTAGGCCTGCTTCTTGGACGCGCTCAGGGCCTCATACTGACCTGCCTGGAATGTTTCCCAATACTTCGCCAGGGTCGGCGCTTCGGCGGGCTTCTGCGGGCCGTTTTTGAGCGTCTGGCAGTATGCCAGCGCGTCCTCCCGGCGTTTGAAGCCGCCCTTAGTTTTCTTGATCGGGACCAGGGGCTTGTCGTCCGCGATGACCCGCCAGCCGGTGATCACCTGGGCGATCCAGTACCGGTACTTTTGCGAGTAGTACGCGCACCCGGTCCCGTTGCCGCGGGATTTCAATCGGCGCTTTTTTTCGCTCATGCGGGCCTCCTTATGGGATCCTCACAAAGGTGAGTTTTGGCCATTCTGTAGTGTACAGGGTGTCAGTTTCCTCATCATAATAAACTTCAATATAAGAGATCGGAGAGGTGGGCACCTTTAGATGCTTGTCAACGATCTCCCAATTATCTGAATATATGTTTAGTTCCGTAACGTGGCCCTGAGTGAGCACACCTCCGTGATGAATTCCAAGTTCAAAATAATCACTTGTTGTATACTGAGTGATCACGAGATAATAAAGGATCGCACTGTAATTTGCTGTTGATCCGTGCTTCCGTGCCATCCAGCTGCCGAAGTACGGAGAATCGCCTGTGACGGCCAGGGCGGCCGCCGGCAGGAAAAGCGCCAGGATCAGGATAAGAGAGATCAGTTTTTTCATGTCATTCGCCTCCGTATTCAATATAGGTCAGTTCGTTGAGTTCGTTCCGTTCAATGTGGCCTTGCTCGTGGTCGTAGGTGATCAGGTTCTGCTCCCGGGTGAGCCGGGCATTGACCACGATCACCGGATCGCCGTTTTCATCATTGTAAACGAATCCGCGGATGCTGGTGGGCAGGTTGGCCAGGATCGCTTCGCCTTCTCTCATGGTGATCACCTCTCTCAGTGATCAGTATAGAGGAGGAGATGAGGCAATTTTGCCTCATTCTCCGTCCCGTTCTTTCAGGATCCGATCGGTGTACTGGATCATGAATTCCACGTCCTCATGGGAGATCTTCCGGGCCCGGTCGAACAGCAGCCGGAGGCGGGGATCCTGGTGGAGAGCTTCCAGGCGCTGCTGGTCCTCATAGTCCTGCAGGCCGCTTTCCGTGGTGAGTGTCGAGAACATGACGCCCAGCAGATCAGCCAGCCGCTGCATGGCATCCACGCGGGGGTACTTCTTGCCGGTGCACCAGTCGGAAGCGGTGGCAGACGAGACGTTCAGCTCCCGGCAGATGTCTGCCTGGGTGATTCCGCGGGCGTCCATCAGGAAACGGAGATTTCTTACGAAGATTTCACGAGCATTGTCAGGCATTGTTTTGTTCCTCCTTGGAACATAAGTATAATTGAAAAAAGCGAGAAAAACAAGCATCAGAATAAAAAATACTCGCTTTATGCTTGACAGTTCGCTTTAAGCGAGTATAATGGATTGTGGTTCCAGACAAAAAAACAGGAGGTGACCCACAAAATGGAGGGTAATTACCCGCCGAAGATTTCCCTGGCTGCTGCCCGGGTGAACGCCGGATTCCTTCAGGAAGTTGCTGCCGCGAAGCTACATATCAATGTAGCCACGCTGCGGAGCTGGGAGAGGGGCGACACGGCGCCCGGCTATGACAAGTTCATGGAAATCTGCAAGCTCTACAACTACCCGGAAAACTTTATTTTTTGCGGTAAGCGCTCGCTTTAAGCGGGAGAAAGGAGGAAAAACATGAAAGAGGACCTTGTCAAAGAACTGGACGCGGCGAAGGAAACCATGCTCCAGGTGAAGGAGATCGTGCAGCAGATGAAATGCAAGCACGACCTGATGGCCTCAGATCTGCATGACTGCGTCAACGAGCTGTGCCTGAAGTGCGGACAGTACCGCGAGGCCTACAAGGGCGCCTGTGACGGGTGCCGGTGGCTGGCGGTGAAGGAGGGATTGCGGTGACGGAATACGACAGCGCCCTGGAGGCCATGAAGAACAGCACCGAAGAGATGGTCACTGCCGCGCAGATCGCGCCGATCCTGCACATGAACCCCGGTGTCATCGTGAAGTACGCGAAAGACGGCACCTGGAATCAGGACACGCTCGGTAAGTTCGTGATCAGCGGCGACCGGGTGAAGTTCTTCCGGAGGGACTTCCTGCAGAAGTGCGGGCTGATGGAACCGGACGCGGAGGAACCGACTGATCATCAGCTGATGGTTGCCCTGGTGGACGCGCTGACGGCGATCCTGGAGGGCCAGAGGATGCTTCTACAGCTGATTGACGAACAGAACGATTTACTGCACGCGGTGCAAGATCCGTTCTACAGGATTAAAAAGACCGCCGGCGCTGGCACGCCGACGGACTGAGAAAGGAGACGTTCAACTTATGAACTCCAACAGAAAGTATAGCACAAATCTCCTTAAAAAGATAGCCCTGATCGTGTTTGTGGCCGTGCTGATGGCCGCGGTTTATCAGATCGCGCTGGCGAACCAGGGGGACGGGATGATCACCTGCTGGGCGCTGTGCAAACCCGGCAGCCATGTGGACGTGCACATCAGCCCGAACAAGGACAGCCAGGTTGTCGGCCGGCTGGATCCCTGCGACAGCTTCCACACGGACGGAGAGAGCAAAAACGGCTTCATCTGGTGCGACGTGGGCGAGAGCTGCGGCGGATGGATCTACTGCGGGTATGTCTCGACAGAAGAGCCGGAAGTCGCCTTTGAGCGGTATGTGTGCGTGGCGAAAAAGCAGGTGGCCTGCCGGCGGTGGATCTCCGGGCCCCAGATCAAAGGCCGGGCCGGGTGGCTGAAGAACATGAGCACGGTGGAAGTGTTCTACCGGACGGACAGCTGGTGCGTGACCTCCAGGGGCTACATCCGCAGCGAGTGGCTGGAGCGTGATCCGGAGTGAGATACTGCCCGGTATGCGGGAAACACTTCGTCGTTTGCTGGCCGGAGTTCTGGTGCTGGCGGCGGAGTGATGTCTATTACTGCTCAGAGCAGTGCATGGACGTGGCGATCTACAGAGACACCAACATGATCAGAAAATTGCATATGAAAAGGAGACAGAACCATATGGAAAGCACAACAAAGCCGAGAAACATGGAGGCCGTCAGGATCTATCTGGACGGCGGGGACGTGAAGGCATACCTGAAGAAGTGCGGGAGCAAGAACCCGGACAATCTGTGGTACTACATCAAGAACCAGCTGAAGAAGACCGATCCGGAGACCTGGGAGAAGATCAACGGCGGACCGAAGCCGAAGAAGACAGCGCCGGAGAAGCCGGACGCGAAGCCCGCAGGCCTGATCCGGATCGAGACGCCGGAAGGCGAAGTGGTACACAAGGTGGAAGTGCCGGAGCAGAAACCGGACGACGGGCTGAAGAAACCGCTGGAGCGGATCGTCGGGCCCTGCCACATTGATAAGTTCCTGATTACGGCCATCAAACACCCGGAGCTGGGCGAGTTCTACTATGACAAGAAGTTCGAGGCCGTGGACTGGCGGACGGCGGAGGGTGATGAGATCAGCATGAGCCCGAGCGGATGGAACAGCCTGCTGAAGGAACTGCCGCACATCCTGCGGATCCTGGGGGCGAGCAGATGATCAGAGTCATCGCTGACACAGGCAAAGCCCGCCAGCACTGGGAGCGCCGGAGCAATCCGGTCCCGTATCTTATGGTTCCCATGAGCGACGGCAGCACCGTGCGCTACAACCCGGAGATTAAACAGCCGGCGCCGGTGCTGCGGGAACAGCTGGATAAGTTTACAAAGATGTGCATCGGATATGAAAGGAAGGAAGACAAATGAGACCGATTTATGAGATTGACCAGGACATCCTGGACTGTGTGGATATGGAAACCGGCGAAATCCTGGACACCGAGCGGCTGAACGCCCTGCAGATGGAGCGGGATAAAAAGCTGGAAGGCGTGGCCCTGTGGGAGAAAGACCTGATGGCGGAGGCCGCAGCGGTGAAGGAAGAAGCTGACAAACTTCTTGCCCGGAAGCGGGCGCTTGATAACAAGATCGCCGCCATCAAAAGCTGGCTGCTGATCGCCCTGAATGGGGAAAAGCTGAAGACGCCCCGGTGCAATGTGTACCAGACGCACAGCCAGCGGGTGAGCGTGGCGGATGAGGAAGAACTGGTTAAGTTCCTGCAGACACTGAACGAGCCGGACAAGTTTCTGCGGTTCCGGGAACCTGAGCTGCGGAAGGATGAGATCAAGAAGGCCCTGAAGGAAGGCACGATCATTCCAGGCGCGGAGCTTGAAGATACGGAAAGCGTGGTGATTAAGTAATGAACATTACCAGGGGGCCGATGAAGTCGGCAAAGAAGGTTCTGATCTACGGGCCGGAAGGCGTCGGAAAGACATCCTTCGCGGCGAAGATGCCGGGCGCGGTGTTTATCGATACGGAAGGAAGTACCCGTCACATGGACGTGGCACGGTTTGACGCGCCGGACAGCCTGTACGACGTACTGGACCAGCTGAATTATGTGCTGGGCCATCCGGATGAGATCGGCACGCTTGTGATCGACACGGTGGACTGGCTGGAAAAACTGATCTTCAATGCGGTATGTGTGGAGAAAAAGATCACGAACATTGAAGACATCGGCTACGGCAAGGGCTACGTGTACGCGAAGCAGAAGATGCAGCAGATCCTGGAAGTGCTGCAGGCGATCGTGGACAATGGCGTTCATGTGTGCCTTGTCTGCCACAGCATGATCCGAAAGTTTGAACTGCCGGACGAAATGGGCAGCTATGACCGGTATATGCTGAAGCTGAATGAGAAGAACATTGCTCCGATCGTGAAGGAATGGGTGGACATGATGCTGTTCGTGAACTACAGGACGGACATCGTGACAGATCCGGACGGAAAGACGAAGAAGGGCAAGGGCGGACAGAAGCGGATCATGTACGCGAACCACAGCGCCTGCTGGGACGCTAAGAACCGCTTCGGCCTGCCGGATGAGATGCCGTTCGACTTCGACCAGGTAAAGGATCTGTTCGGTGAAGCGCCGCCGGTGGAAGCGAAAGAGATCGAACTGCCGCAGCTGGTGGACATCAGGAAAGACGCGCCGGCTACCGTGGCCCAGGCGCCGGAGCTGCCCAAGGAGAAGAAACCGGCGAAGAAGTCAAAGAAGGACGAAAAGCCGACTACCCGGCCGGACTACCTGAAAAGCGACAATCCGGAAAAGGATGAGCTGCTGGGGCAACTGTGGGGGCTTATGATCCGGGACGGTGTATATGATCCGACCGTGATCCAGGCCGTTGTGGCGGAAAAGGAATACTACGACCTGACGGTTCCGATTAAGGATTATGAAAAGGATTTTATTGAAGGATGCCTGATTGAGGCATGGCCCACGGTGTGCAGCCTCGCGCTGACAAAACAGGAAGATCTTCCATTTTAATTTATGAAAGAGAGGATATCAAAAAATGGCTAACGAGAATCTGAAAACCTATGACTGGGACGACGAAGTGGAGCTGACGGAAGACCAGGAGCGCGGAAGTCAGGAGACCAGCATCCTGCCGGATGGAAAGTACGGCTTTGAGGTAATTAAGACCGAAAAGCAGTGGTATGACGGCGGGGCGAAGATCCCGGCCTGCAACATGGCGAAGGTGTACCTGCGGATTGACGGCGGTGAGCTGGGCAATGGCTTTGTAGCTGAGAATATCTACCTGGCAGAGGGCTTCGAGTGGAAGGCCGGCGCGTTCCTGCGTGCCATCGGCATCCGGAGCCATGGCGACAAGCTGGAATTCAAGAAGCTGCTGCACTGCGACGGCGAGCGCGGAAGGTGCGAGATCTACATTGACGAGTATGAAGGCCGGGATGGGAAAACCCACCAGAGCAACAAGCTGAAGCGGTTCTTCGATAAGGAAGAGGAGGCCCCGAAGAAAGCGTTCAAGAAGGGGGCGTTCTGATGGGTGCTCCGAAGTATATCGCCCATGGCGGTTACGTTCGGAAATACGAACACTGCCCTCACTGCGGGAGCGACAATATTGTTTATACCTATGTGATCTGCTGCAATAACAGCGTCCAGTACAGATGCGAATGCCACGACTGCAAAAGATATACACCGGTCCCGCATGAAGAAAACATTAACAAGGACAGAATCGAACAGAACCGCCGTGCTGCATGGTCTTATGAAGTCCGCGAGCGGGATGGGTTCGCCTGCAGGCTGTGTGGAAGCACGGAAGGCATCGAGGCGCATCATATCGTCCCATGGGACGCTGATGTAGGTCAGCGCTACAACCCGGAAAACGGGATCACGCTGTGCCGGATCCACCACGACAGGATCCACATCTGGCGCAAGGCGCACGGGGAGGAACAGTAATTGATGGACATCAATGAAGCCCGGGAGATCCTCCGGCACATCCCGTGCGGATCCCTCAACTACCAGGAATGGACGAACGTAGGCGCGGCCCTCCACAAGGAGGGCCTGCCCTGCAGCCTGTGGGATGAATGGAGCGCGACGGATGGATCCAGATACCACAGCGGAGAGTGCGAGCGGAAGTGGAAAACCTTCGGCAACTATGCCGGCACGGAGGTCACCATGGGCACGGTGTACCACATGGCCGTGGAGTACGGCTATGATCCGACCGCCGGAAAGAAAACCTACGGATGGGACGATGTGATCAGCTACGATGAGCCGATCGATACCAGCGGATGGCAGAAGGAAGACACAAAGCCGATGGCTCCGCCGCCGATCAAGGACGCTTTCAGCCCGGCGAAAGAGGCGAGCGACTACATCAGCGCCCTGTTTGAACCGGAGGAAAAGGTCTGCTATATCACAACGGCATAC